CGCAGAGCGTGACGGGAGCTTCCGATATCTCTTTGCCGTGCGTGCAGTGGATAAACTTAGCGAACTCTTGCAACTAGGTCTGGAAGTAGGGTGCATCGAGCAGTCTGGCCTCCGGTACAGTACCCGCTGGACGGAACCTATGATGCGTACTGCTTTCTTGAATGCCCTGGGGCGAGACCCAAAGCTAGCCAGGACACTAGAAGCAGCAGTGAAAGTGAGGGGGAGTAATGCCGATTGATGAAGTAGAAGTGGCGGTAGATCCACTAGCGCAACTGCCACCAATGCCGACGCCAGATCCTGGCATGATGTGGATCAGGCTTACCATGAACACAGCCATCAGTGAAGAGATGGCTATGGACATGATGCATGACATAGCGGACAATCTGCAGACCGTGACACACATGGTTAATTACGTAGAGTTCGATACCAATGTCAACGGTACCATACTTACCTACGAGAAGGAAATACTACCTGCGATAATTGGTGATCCAACACCATCTCCAACGTGGTTGTTAGCGGGAGAGCCGACAGTTAATGCCTAGGAAGCCAGAGGACGAACCAACATCAACAGGGGATGCAGCCGAAGCCTTTCTTCGTAACCTGACATCAACGCATGATACTGACCAGTTGGGACAGGGTCTGGACGAGCTGGCCCAAATGTTCTACACCTACTTTGAGAAACTCCAAGAAAAGGGATTCCACTACAGTAAGGCGTTTATCCTGACGCGAGATTGGCATGGGTTCTGGTGGTCAACCAAATTCCAGCATGAGATGATGCATATGCATCCGCCGCAGGACGAGGATGACCATTCCTAAATGGTCGGAAAAGCCAGAGAAGGATAACAAGAAACACGAGAAGGCATGGGCAAAGGCACGAGGCGGGCGTGCTCAGCCTTCCTCGGGTAGATTCTGGCATGCCAAGATGGACGTCAAGGACGACGAACTTCTGACAGATAACAAGCAAACGAGCAGATTATCTTACACTATCAAGTTGTCCGACTGGCGGCAACTACAGCGGGCTGCTTCTAGGGAAGGATTGGCCCCGTGCTTGCAGATAACATTCATCACCGAGCAAGGCCCTGTTGATATGGTAGTGCTATCTGCCGACATGATCACTCGCCAAAATCTGGCACATCCATGACGTACCATGATAGTTGGATTCCCCCATCTCCACTATCTATCTGTCCTAACTGCGAAATCCCTACCTATCTAGGAGACCATAGGACGGACGAGGGGTGCTTTGCAGCACTCAAGCAGTATGTGAAGCTGTGCCAGGATGAGATCGAAAACAGCCGGATGCGAGACTTCCAACACCCTACCCGTGAAGAACTGCTTGAGCAGATCGCCTACCTGGCTGAGCAGTTCGACAAGTTCGTGATCTACGTGCAGTCCATGCGAGACCACATTGCAGAAGCTTCGCGTGGTAAAATGGTACCCTAATGGCAGGGGCGCACGTACATAAGAATTTGAGCTGTGTAGAATGTGGCGTAGTGATCTATAAGGAAGCTACGTGCATCTTGTGGCGCGGCGAAGAATACTGCATACTACCTCAGCTTACTTGGTGTGAGTCTTGTCTGCACAAAGAGAAAACTTTGCTACGGCATACTCCTACCTGTGCGTGTGGATTGTGCCTCATGCAGTATGGGAAGGTAGATGAACGTTAGTTCATTCCAGATTCAAGGCAACCCTCAAGATATTACTACCCTGAAGTGGGTGTATGTCATGCCCACCAAGATTTCAGTGGCTACACGCACTGAGACGCGTAAGGCTATGTACGAGACCTTCTACAGGCTGATGTTTCTGACCAAACGTAAAGTCTGGTTGAAAACAAAGAAGTCGAAGAGGGAGGAACGTGTTATACTTGTTCCAAGCCCGCATGGCTTGAGCGACTGTGACCGCATGTTTCTCAAGAAAAAAGGCTTCCCCATAAAGACAGAAGGGTGTAGCAGGGATTCCTGCTTTCGATGTAGGAGTAATGGCTTCAGGCTTTGACATAAAGAAGTACCTCAAGAACAGGCGTGATCCGACGAAGGTACTGACACCACTGGTAGACCAGTACATGATCACGCAGGACTTGGGCGACTTCACGCCAGCCGAAGCCAAGTTCGCGGCCAAGCTGCTTCTAGCCCGTAAGCAACCTAGACAGCGTACCTACTTCAGCCCATCTGGGAGCAAGCGTTGCCTACGAGAGCAGATGCTAGCTATCAAGGGTATGCCAGGCCGGATAGACGACAACCCCCGTACCAATAGTCTATTTGACGATGGGCACTGGCGACATCTTAGATGGCACACTATATTCCTGCGTATGCAGCGGGCCGGCTTACTAACGGTACACGCGCAAGAGGAGCTAATAGAGTATCTACCGTGGTACGTGGCTGGCACACCCGATGATGTTGTGGAAATTGGGGGCGAGATTTACGTTATTGATGTGAAGGGAGCGAACGACGCGGTCTTCAAGGAGATCGAACGGACGCACAAACTTCCAGAGCATCTGCAGGGATACAACTGGCAGCTCCACAACTACATGCAGGCGCTCCACATCAACAAGGGCATTCTCTGGTTCGAGAACAAAAACACCCAGGAGTACTTCGAGCTTCCGGTTACGCGGGATATGGAGATTATCCGCCAACTACGTGCTCAGTACAAGATCTTGGGCCAGCATCGTCAGGCTGACACCCTACCAGAGCATGGGTGTTCCATGGACTCTAAGGGACACGTCCAGCCTGGTGATCGCATGTTCTCGTACTGCCGTCAAAATCTGAACTGTCTTAGGCTCACGCAGGCTGGTAGCTAGACCGTCGGGGTTGGTATACTGTGGGTACCGCACATGGTGGCCCTAAACATATACCAGAAGAGGCGTTGGCTGAAGCTCCGTAAAGCCCGCCTGAAATGGAAGGAAGAGAACCCTGGCAAGTTCTACCCTACCAAAGACTCGATGGAGATAGAGATTAGCAGGTTCGTATGTGACCTGTGTAGTGAGCAGAGGTGGTACAACGTCTGTCAAATAGACAAGGACATGCCCCAGCTCCACAAAGTTGGAAAGAAATGGTTGGTACTCTGCCATGCCTGTTGGCACCTCAAAGGCATCTACAAGAAACACCAAGAGGCCAAATCGTTCGAAGGTTTATCCGGTTGCCGGATTTGTGAAATTCAACTGGCAACAAAGCGCAATAGGGACAGCTATCGCGCACTTCCAGAGCAAACGAATCACACTTTCACAACGCGACAAAGACCGCCTGAACCTAGCCCAGAAGATTGGGAACCGAAGGGGGTTCGTCGTAGCGTTGGTTTGTCCACACGACGGAAGCGTCGTTGAGACTTTCAGGGGCAATGACCTTCCCGATGGGGTAGTCGCAAAGTGCCCTATGGTTGACTGTAGTAAGGAGTGGGTAGATGCCGAAGAGTAGAATTACGCTCGAAGAGAAGATGAAGAATTCAAGCTGCGAAGTTTGTGGGTCCACCGATATTGACTGGACCAGAGAACTGAATGCAGACCCGCGCGAAGTGTCGCTCTGCCGCCTGCACTACAACGAGGAAGATGAAGATGTATGAGAACTAAGGACCATACTAATATGGCAGCGGTAGCACCGCTGACCCCACGTATGATCCAAAGCCTCGAGATGGTGGTGCCCAGGACTGAGCTACTAGAAACACTCTCGCGCCTGAGTATACCGTTTCCTGCGCAGATGCCAGACATTACCAAGGACGATGCATTTCCTACCGATATCACAATGGTGCAGCCGCGTGAGCTACGCGCGCTACAGTCGTATTGGGCGGCACAGTTCGCGCGAGTGAATGCTCTCTTAGGCATAACCAGGGGTGAGAAGAAGGCCCAGGAGCGCAAGCTGGACAGAGCCAAGAAGCGGCTCTTCCGGGTATTTGCCCCTGAGCGTAGTGCCAAGATCTACGTGGATGCCATACACGGTAAGGTTCAGGCTAGCAAGCGTATAGCCAATATGGAGCGCGAGTTAGATAACCTTATCGTACTGGAAGAAGCGTTGGATGCACTAACGAAAGATTTCCAGATGTACGTCAATGCGCTAGATCGAGAGAGTATGTGGAGAATGGCGGAAATGCGAATATCCCAGGGGAGAGGCGGGGGTGTATAATACCAACGTGGCAAACGAAGAGTTAGAACAAGAAGCGCGTGATTTTATCAACAAGTACCAGTCTGCCAGTGAGGAAGACTTGGCTTATCTGGCAGGTTTGCTAGAGTCTTCCAAGGGTGACTTTGACAAAGGACATATGGCCGTCATATGGCCTGATGGTCGGACTGATACCGATGTATGGGATTTGATGGAGAATCTGCAGGAAAGGTTTGGTCCACTCGTCCATACAAGCGGGCCAGATATTTGGTGGTCTCCACTCATAGGTGAAGGCGGAAATGGTGACGGATTGTACCAGCGACTCCTCCCATACTTCAAGACCCAAAAGCATCTGGCTTATATACAAGGTGACAAACCTCGTCAACGGAAAAAGGTACGTAGGACAGACCACTAGAGTCAAGGTACGTTGGCGACAGCATTGCCAGTTTGGTACGACTCCTCTAGCTTATGCGATCCGAAAGTACGGTGTTGACAACTTCAGGTTTGAAATTGTCTTGCAGGTAGAGGACCAACAGTCTGCCAATTTGGTAGAAGCTAGGCTTATTCGTAAGCTAGGCACCATGACACCACATGGATATAACGTCTGCGAAGGTGGGGGTGTGGGAGCGTGGACCCGAAATGCTCCGCGTGGGGATGACCATTGGACCAGACGTTATCCAGACAGAAGACTGTATGGTACCAAGAATGGATACCATAAACTTACTCCCACACAGGTGCGCGTGATACGCTTCTTATATCATACGCGCAACTACGCTGGACTATACTGGTCACAGCCGCGCCTGGCTCGTAGATATAGCGTGCATCAGGCTACCATTAGCGATATAGTGCGGGGGAACTCTTGGGAAATGCGGATTGCAAGTGGACGGGGTGGAGGGGTATAGTGGGGTAGGTAGCAATTTAGTACGCTATCGAACAATGTGAGAGTACTGGTAGCGTGTGAGTACAGCGGCCGTGTTCGAGATGCCTTCGCAAAGCGAGGGCATTTTGCTGTGTCCTGCGATTTGCTAAGGAGTGAAGCAAAGCCAGGATATCACTACCAGGGGGATGTAAGAGACGTACTGTATGATGGGTGGGACCTTATGGTCGCGCACCCCCCATGTACGTATCTCGCGATATCGGGTGCTATATGGTTTCATACGCCCGAGCGACAACGAGAACAACGTAAGGCGCTCGACTTCGTTCGTTTGCTGCTTGACGCCCCTATACACCGTATAGCGATAGAGAATCCTGTTGGCGTCATCAGTACACGCATCAGGCTACCTGACCAGATGATTCACCCCTGGCAATACGGGCATACTGAGAGAAAGAAGACACACCTTTGGCTCAAGAACCTGCCCCTGTTGAAACCTACCAAGTATATCCCACATAGACTACATACTAGAAATTTGGACAATGTGGACAATGTTAATCGTGGCAAGATACGTAGCCTCACTTTCCAGGGTATAGCGGACGCTATGGCAGAGCAATGGGGCGTGCTGTGGTAAGACTAACTGGAGACCAGGGTACCGATGAGTACAAGCTGTTAGCTAAATCTGGTTATGTACTGCCGCACGATGGCAATTCCACTACGTGTAAAGTCTGTAGCAGACCGTGCTTCATCCTGCTCACACATTATCAGGGTGTCAAGGTTAGGCCCCGCCGATGCCTTGGGTGTGTAATCAAGTTTCCACCGGAAGGGGTGTTTCTTTCTTACAATGACTACACTAAACGACGTCCCTGGCTTGCCCGCCGGAAGCGTTACCACCAATGGGGCCTCATGGCCCAAACCGTTAGAGAAGACGTGTGGACCTGCGTGCATTGCAAGTCCACTCTACATTCTCCTAAACTTGGAATCCCATCGTCCCATGGATGCCCTCAAGGCGTTGCCCAACGTATTAAGAGAGCATTCTGGGCACACAACCGTGTACCTAGTGTTAAGTGTCCCCTCTGTGATGGAGGAGCGTCTCTTCTTCGAGCTCCACGGGTTTTGGAAGACCGGCCTACTTCAAAGTTCTTTCCATGGACTTGTCGATCCTGTTTTGGCTGAGAAGGAAGCCATGGAGAAAGTTGCGCGCTGTGAGACTGCTATTGGCGGTACACAGTGCTATCTGCTCAAGCACGGGGACGACACCCCACACCGATCCATTACTTCAGGCGTAGCTTGGACAACGGAAAAGATAGACAAGGTGTTGGACAATGGTATGGACAAGGCGAGCCACAAGGTACGCTTGGGGAAGAGGCAAGGAACAAGAACTAAGAAAGCTAATCCACCCCATAGTGCCCGCGAACTGCCGCTCGAGCCGGAGCGGGGGGATGTTCGACGTGTGGGCAGCGGGGAAGTATCTTTGGCTATTCCAGATAAAGCGTGGCAACAGACCTACGAATGGGTTCATACAGCGTTGGCTGCTATCAGCGCACAGAGCGGTGATGGTCCCCCACAGTTACATCTTCCTGGCGTGGTACAACCCGAGACAGGGGTGGCATTTTTTCCGCCTGACCAAAGTCCACCGAGTGTATCGGATAGTCAACAGGGTTGATGGCAAGATGTACGTGGGTGTGTCTAGCAGGTACAATATCTGGGACAGATGGCAGGCACACTGCACCAATCTTGTTGGCTCCCTAATCGGGGCGGCTATAGCTAAGGACGGAGTACACAACTTCAACTTTGAGGTACTTGAGGTCTGCGAAACACTGGCAGAATTGAGCGAAGCAGAGAAGAAGTGGATACGCCACTACAACTGCATGAAACCCTACGGGTACAACCGTACCCCAGGCGGTCTAGACGGCATAATGCACATCTCACAGGAATCCCGTGCGCGTATGGGTGCAAAGCGTAGGGGCGAACGCCATCCAATGGCAAAGCTCAGCAATGCCCAGGTTGCTGAGATACAAGCATCCAAGCTAGATGCGTGGGATGTAGCTGCTAAGTACAAGATTAGCTACGGTCATGCGCGGGCGCTAGTGATGGGTTGGCGGAGGAATGGCCTGGCGAATCAGTAGCTGCTTCGATTGCAGGTTACTGAGGGAGCGTGCAAGGGGATACTACTGCCTCGGTTATAACGTACCGCTGACTTACGACGTTGCCCGCACGGTCAACGACTGCCAACTAAAGATACCGTTTGAGGAGCACAAATCTGGCCGCGACAAATCGTTAGATGATTTATACGATAAGTGCTGTCACTACTCATCTCTAGTACTCGGTCCCTTTACCGCGAAGGAATTGGTGTTGGAGACTCAGTTCCAAAACAAGAACAGTCTGTGGCAGATGCTAGAGGACCTTGTCAAGCAAGGCAGACTGAGTAAGGGAACGATGCGCGTAGCCAATAGATACGGCCATACTTACCGTTCCAACGTATACTTCCCGGTTTGGCCTGCAAGACAGTCTGGCTGGTATACTGTGGGGTAAGGCAAAAGGCTATGACGTTGAGAACTACACCGAAGGTCTGGCATTTCCCAGCGCAAACGGTGAACGATTACTACGCTGACATCTGTAGAATTTTGATGCAGCAAGGTACCGAGACTGCACCAAGGGGTGAGAAGACCAGAGAGTTGCACCCCACTACAGCTCTCATCGAAGAGCCACGCAAGCGTCTGATGAGCTGCTACGGTAGAGT